TATTAAAAAATATGCAAGAAAAAATTTGTTTTACAGACGATGTAGCAGACGATTACAAGAAAGGTTTTAACGATTGCTTAAATGCTATTATTTCAGCAATGGAACAGAAAGAGCAAGAGGAACGTGATGCAGATAATTAAGCAAGGAAATCGTAAAAAACAAGATTTTAAGGTGAAATTCGAGTGCAAAAACTGCGGTTGTGAGTTTATAGCGGATAGCAAAGAGGTTACAAGAAGAGTAACAACCATGGATGGCATATATTTCTCTTGCTTATGTCCAAATTGTAATCAATCAACTTGCAGTGACGAGGTTATAAAAGATAGGGAACTAACAACAATCTAAACGGGGAGGTAAATCATGGTCCAAACAATCATATACGCATTAGCACTAATAGTATTTCTTATTGATGCATACGCAACAATCGGACAGAACAAGACTTTGAAGAAGCAGAACGAACTTTTAATTAAATACATAGAAATTAACAGAAAAGAAAGCAAAGAAACGAGGAAAAAAGAGCATGAATAAATGGACAGGAATAGGGCGGTTATCAAAAGACCCTGACATTAGATATTCGACAGGAGAAAAAAGCACTGCGGTAGCAAGATTTACATTAGCAACTGACCGAAAATTTAAGAAAGACGGAGAACCTACCGCAGATTTTATAAATTGCATAGCATTTGGGAAAACCGCAGAAGTAATTGAAAAATGGGTACATAAGGGAACAAAGATTGCAGTAATAGGGCATATCCAGACTGGAAGTTATACCAACAAAGAAAATCAAAAAGTTTATACAACAGATGTAATGATTGAAGAAGTGGAATTTTGCGAAAGCAAAGGAAATAACAATTCAAATCAATCAGCACCACAGGAAAGCAATGATAACTTCATGAATATACCTGATTCGATAGACGAAAAATTACCATTTGATTGATAAGGAGGTTACAAAATGACTTTACAATCACTTTTAGTTGCATTTACTTGTACGATAGATTTTTTCTTAGCCTTTATTCTAACCGTATACGTACTGACAGAGCGAAAGAAACTACCAAGGCAACACATTGTATTATACATAGTTTTAATCGGTCTATTCGTGGCAAATATCGGCTTAATTCTATATCATTAACGACATTATCTAGCCATTTGTTTTCATTGTGAGTTGGCTACTCACCTCCTTTTAGCCCCTAGGACAATTCTGCTAAGAGCGGTGATGAGACCGCTCGGGGGTGCTAACCGAATATTTTAATATTTGGTGTTTGATAGAATGCCGTTGTTGGTTCAATCTATCGTGGCGCATGCCTATGGAGTAAACCGAATAAATCAGGTTGGCAGACCTACTAAACTGCCTACGGTCTGATATATGCCATTGGATAGCGAAAGCTATATATCAAAAAAATGCAAAGTCCTTGCACACAATGGACAAGTTGGAACGTGGTGGAACGGGTAAACACTTATATCATAAGGCATGATACCAAAAGCGTGGCGTTGAGTTAAACCACGGAAATATCGTGGAATTATCAGATTTTGTTGTTGAAAAAGAAAACAGAAATTCACTTGATTGGGGCGGTGAACAAATTATTCGTTTTGGCTTGATGGGAGATACACAAATCAATTCAAAATATACCCAACTTACACATTTACATAGACTTTACGACATTTACAAGCAAGAGGGTATTGAGACTGTTTACCATACCGGAGATATTGACGAGGGCGAGCAAATGCGTATTGGACACCAGTACGAATGCTACAATCAGGGAGCAGATGACCACGTTAAAGAAATCGTGAATGTTTACCCAAAAAGAAACGGTATTACAACAAAATTCATTACTGGAAACCATGATGCAAGCATTATCAAACGTTGCGGATATGATATAGGCGTACCGATTGCAGAAAAAAGGGCAGACATGGAATATCTAGGTCAATCAAATGCAATTATTGGCCTTACACCAAATTGCAGGCTTGAATTAAGGCATCCGATAGACGGAACAGCCTACGCATTATCTTACAAAATTCAAAAAATGGTTGAAGCTATGAGCGGTGGCGAAAAGCCAAATATATTAGCAGTCGGACATTATCACAAGGCAGAATATTTCATGTATCGAAACGTACATTGCTTTCAAACTGCTTGTCTACAAGCACAAACACCATTTATGAGAGGTAAAGGCATATCAGCATTTATGGGCGGTTGGATTGTAGAAGTTCATGTTGACGAATTTGGAACGATTACAAGAATAAAGCAAGAATACATACCGTTTTACGAAGCCATTAAAGACGATTATTTGAATTGGAGGTAAAACCATGATAATAGCGGTAGATTTTGACGGTACGCTTTGTGAAAACAAATATCCTGAAATTGGACAACCAATTACATACACAATATATTCACTGAAAAAATTAAGAGAACAAGGGAACAAGTTAATACTTTGGACTTGCAGAGAAAATGAAATGCTTGAAAATGCGCTTAAATGGTGCAAAGAGCAAGGTTTAGAGTTTGACGCAGTGAATGATAGCCTAGAAGAAGAAAAACTGAAATATGGCACAAGTCCACGCAAAATAGGGGCAGATGTTTATATTGACGATAAGAACGCAGACATACATCAAATTCACATGATGAATTTAGCAATAAACGGATTTTATGAATGATTGGAGGTAGCACATGACATTAAAAGATATCAAAGATGAATGTTCCAAATGCGAAAATATATTCGAATGTGAACTTTGCAAGCAAGGTCACGGTATCAAGCAAGAACGGTCAAACGTTTCCAAGATGATAGGTTGCCAAATCGACCATAAAAAGAAAATGGGGCGTAATGATTAATCAAATTATTTGAAAGAGGTACAAAAAGTGGTTAGTAATTGTATTAATTGCGGTTCGCCAATAGAAAAAGGTAAAGAAAAATGTCCGTATTGCGGTACGACATACGACGCAAGCGGTTTTTCATCAAAAATAAACAAAAGTATTGGAGAAATAACGATTGACGGAAAATCATACAAAGTTTACTTAGCAGATTTTGAGACTAAAAAAATATTTAGAGAAGCTTGCAGAGACAAAAACGGAAATATGGTTTTAAACAATAATGATTCATTTAAAAGAATATTTAAGCTAATCGAGGTATGACATGGTATCAGACAAGACAAAGGATTTAGCCAACTTAATAAAAAACAGCATCAAGACAAAAGGAATTAACTACAACGATTTGTCAGACTTGCTCGATATAGCGTCCTATGTGCTTGATAACGAGGATGATAGAGATTATGCGATAAAGATTACCTCTTACATAAAAAAGTCGGCAGAATGGGCGATACAGAACGGAATCGAAGTATTACAGATGGATGCACTGTACTGGAAAACGCTGAAAGTTGAAGCCGACACATTATTTGAATCTTTTTTACTCTACATGGAGAAAAACAGAAAGCCGGAAAAGAGATTTTACAAGCCTAGGCAAAAAACACTTCATGTTGTCGCCGAAGATTTACAAGACCTAGAAGATGGGAAACTTGATTTCTACGGATTATCACTTCCTCCACGTGTCGGCAAGTCAACAATTTGTATATTTTTCCTTGCGTGGATAATTGGCAAAAGACCGGATAGCCACAATGCTATGTCTGGACACTCTGGAATTTTAGCAGATGGATTTTACAAAGAAGTATTCAACCTTACCACAAACGAAGAATACACATTCAACGAAATATTCCCAAATGCAAAACTAGAAAGCAAGTCAGCAGATAGACTTGAAATCAATTTCAATACACCAGATAGATTTAAAACACTTACTTGCCGAGGAATTGACGGAACATGGACAGGCGCAATCGACATTTCGAGCGACGGTTATCTGTATGTTGATGATATGGTGCGTGACAGAACAGAATCGCTAAGTCCAATTCGATTAGAGAACCGCTATCAAGATTACCTAAACGTTCTTGTTGATAGAAAAAATGACGGTACTAGAGAGTTGATGGTTGGTACTAGATGGAACGTATTGGACCCACTTGGAAAGGTGGAAGAACAGTACAAAGGAAATCCAAGATACCGATTTAGAAAAATACCGGCTTTAAATGAACATGGAGAATCAAACTTTGACTATGATTGCGGGGTTGGTTTCTCAACAGAATATTATCAAAACATAAAGAGCCGACTTGATAAAAATGAATGGGAAGCAAAATATCAGCAAAGACCATTCGTGAGAGAGGGAATATTATTTCCAGAAGATGAACTGAATTATTACAATGGTGTTCTTCCAGATGGCGATTATATATCCGCGGCGGCTTGTGATGTTGCGTGGGGTGGTGGAGATAGCTTATCAATGCCATTTGCAAATGCATTTGGATATGATGGACCGGTTTACATACAAGACTGGATTTTTAACAAGGGAGATAAGTATACAACAAAGCCTATTGTTATTGCCAAAACAATGCAACATAAGCCAAATATGGAACGTTTTGAAGCCAATAATGGCGGTGACGAATATGCAGAAGATATTGACAGGCTACTAAGAGAACAGGGATTTAAGACAAATATATCTTGGGCGAAAGCAAGCAATCAAATTGGAAAGATGGCTAAGATTATTCAATACGCACCGGATATAAAAAGACGGTTCTATTTTTTAAAACCGGAGTTGCAAAGCGAAGAATATAAAAAAGCAATGGAAGAACTTTGCATGATTGTACAAATTGGAAAGAATGAGCACGAAGATAGTGCTGATGGATTGGTACAGACATTGCAATTAATAGATGGTGGAGTAGGTGGAAAAGTAACCGCAACCAAAAATCCGTATTCATAAATAGGGGGTATATATGGATAAAAGCATATTAGAGCAATATTGCGATTTACAGAAAGAAGTCAAGGAAACAAGAGAAAAGATTGATAGCCTTGAATTAGAGATAGATAAACTGAATAAGCAGATACAGAAGATTGAAGAAGAGGGAACGGTCAAAGACAAAGTAAAAGGCGGTATGGGTGGTATACAGAATTTTAATATTGAGGGTTTCCCATATCCTGAATACGATAAAAAGCGGTCGCAACTTCTTACAAAAAAGATTTTTCTTAATCAACAAAAATCAACGCTTGCAGTTTTTGAATATGATTTGCTGAACAAAACAAATGAGGTTCAAGAGTTCATCTTTACGATTAACGATAGCCGTATGCGTAGGATAATAACCGCTAGATTTATTGACAGAATGTCGTGGAATAAAGTGGCAGACCGTATTGGCGGTGGAAATACAGAAGATAGCATTAGAATGGCATTTGAAAGATTTTTGAAAGAAG